GCATGACTCGACGCGCTGCACTTGTCCGGGTTTCGTCTGCCGCTCGCGCCAGAAAAAACTCGCCTTCGACGAATGGTCGCGTGTCTTCGCCAGCACCTTTCGCCCGCGATCCACGCTTGCCGACCTTGTGACCCAACTCGACAAAAGCACCGTAAAACGAATCGCCTTTGAACAGTTCTTTTGCACCCAGTGTCGCCATCGCTGAAACTGTTCCCTTTCCGATCTTCGATCTGGATCGCTTTCCCGCGCGGACCTTGATCGCAGCTTCAAGCGCGCCGGTTTCGTGTGGTGCCAGCTGCTTCGCTCGACGCTGCTGGATCTTCGCCCCAGCTCGCAGCGCCGGTCGCCAGACTTTTTTCTGGGCTTTCACAGTCAGTAATCGCAGATTGCTTTCCAGCTTTCGCAGATTGTGACTGCTAACAACTTCGACTTCGATTCCGCCACCGGCTCTCATGTTGAAACTTCCCTGCGACAGATCGCGATGTGCTGAATTCCGCGACCTTCGACATCGTCAACCGCTTCGATATTGTAAGTGTCGCCGGTCGAGTTGTCCGGGATGATCTTCATACGCGGCGAGAGTCCCGCCAGATGACGTAGTTCGATCCTATGCGTCGCTGTAGGGTAGGATTGCTGTGCCAGCATCCCTTCGCGTCCGGACAGCTGAGTGATCAAGCAGGGGACATTGTTGGCGACTGCGGACCATGTCCCGGACGGGACTCCCCGATCGCCGAAGGATGTCGTCGCCGACAATCGCTGGACTGACGCGGTATGACGAAGCGTGCCTGATCTGATTCGAACGATTGCCATTGTTTACCCGTAGATGTTCGGCGAATCCTGGACTTTCATCGATCGCAGCGTCCGCATGATGTCCGTCTGGATCTTCCCGGTGATCGTCCCGACAACGCTGGATTCGCGGTCAGCGTAACCGTCCGCGAGTAGGTGCTGGATCCCCAGCTTCGCCCGTGCTGGAACTGCTGCCTGTTGCGCTGTCGAACTGGTCGAAGACGAATATCCCGCGACATAGGTGATCGTAACAGCGTTTATCTGATCCCGTGCTGTTGGCCAGGATTCTCCGTTCTTCGGCGCGATCCGTCCCGGTGTCGAAGTGGTGTCGACATCGTAAGCGGTCGACGACCAGCTGGTCGTTCCGCCAGTCGTATTGACGAAGCTGATCGAACTGACCGACCGCAGCGGTGGACGCGGGATTGCCAGCGCTTCGCCTTCCGGGAACCGATCCAGCGCCAGCGCGTAAGTTTGCCGCATAAACGCTCGATGCGTTATCTGTTCGGCTCGCTCAGTCGCTGCATCGATCAGCGTCCCGATATAGGTGTCATCGCCTGTCGACACCACACGGATATGCGACTTCGCTTCCGCAAGTGTGATCGGTCCAGTCGTCGGATCGACTGTTCGACTTAGGTTCCAGTTAACCGGCATAGATCACTTTTTTTTCTTCGTGTTGGCGCGTGCGCGTCCGGATGTCGGTCGCGATGCGTTTGTTCGCTTTGTCGTTTTTGGTTTTGCTTCTTCGTCCGCTTGCGGTTCTGCGGGCGAAGTGTCTGCCGGTTCTGGATCAGCTATCGCATCGCCGATCAGATGCGCCGCCTGTCCCGAGTTGACAAGCTGCGTTGCGATATCGTTCGTCACTTCGATGACGTCATCAGCTTCGCAATTGATCTGACCCCGCATCCGGACTTTGGTTCGTATTCGCATCGTCTTGCCTTTCTAATGCTGTGCCGCCCAATTCAGCGCGTCGATCGCACCTTGCATGGCGGACGCATGTTGCTGATTGACCGAAGCCTGCTGCTGATGGTGATCGCGTCGCTTGATCATTTCCGCTACTTGCGCGGCGACTCGTTTCCCGTGTCCGCGATCGTCGCCGAAAGCGTACAGAGTAGTACATTTACAAATTAACGATTCCGGTGGAATGTGAAACGGTATCCCGCGCCCGTCGCAGATTCCGATCATGTATTCGCAGGACGGTCGCTGGTGCGCATATTCGTTTCCCGCTGACGGATCGTTCTGCGCCATGTCTACACCGTACATGCCGATTTCGACAGCGCCTTCCAGGATCGCCATCGCGATCATGTAGCTGATCGAGTTGTTGAAGTATTGCCGCTGGAAGGTTTCCAGAACCAACGACAGCGGATATTCGCGAAAGTTCTTTCCTTCGCCGGTATCTTTCTGAACAACGACCGGACGATCCATTCGGCAGATCGCGTCGAAGTATCCCGGCTTGTATTTTGGTTTCCATTCGGTGAAGTCGTGCAGTTCGAATTGCACATCGCAGCGCGGAATGAATTCGTAACCGTCAGCCAGCGACCAGATTTCCCATGAAGGATCGTCGAACGGTGCCATTTGCATTGTCGACGGCGACTTGCCGACGATAGCAATCTTTCGCGGCGCAGATGTAGCAGCGCCGTCTTCTGTTGTTCCCTGCCAGACTGTGATCGGCATATCGGTGATCGACCTTTCGTTCGCGTGACAAACAAAAAAACGTCCGCCCGACCGCGCGAAGCAATCAGGACGGACGCGACCGCTTCGCAGCGGCAGGGATCAATATCGATCAGCAGACTATGATGTCGGGCTGATCGATTCTGTGAAAGCGCCGAAGTTCGTCGTCGATGTCGGAAGCGTCGCTGCGTTGTATTGGTACGCAACCGTGCCACCGTATTCGATGGTTTCTGTCGTTCCCCGTGTCAGTGCGGTCCTGATGTACCGATAGCCGACAGGCTTAATACAGTCGACGCCGATCAGCGTGTCATCGTCGCCAGTGGTCGACGTCGCCAATGCGCCAGACAATGCGACGAAGCTCGTCGATCCGGTCGAGTTGGATCCTTCGACTTGAAGTGCGACAGTTCCTTCGCCGGGAGTCGTGCCGATATTGCCGACAAACAGGACTGATTCAAACCCGGACATGTCGACACTCGACGAATCCGGATCCGACACACCAGCGACCAATGGCGCTTGAACCATTGTCGCCTTGATTGCATTGTTCAGAGAATTCATCTTTCGGATTCCGTAAAAAGGGAAGTTGCGAATCAGTTGGTACAAAGATCGGAAGTTAGATCACGCCAGCGTCACGCGTGAGAAAGCTTCTTCCAGGGTTGGCAGTCCGTCGCACTTCAAGCGACCGATGAATCCGACTTGATTCGTCGCCGCGTACAGTTCGACCAGTCGCTGGATTTCGATGTCCAGCGCGTCCGCGATTTCATAGTAGCGATAGTTGCCGACCAGTCCGACGTACTGGCCGGTTGTGAACGTTGAAGGCGCTCGCTCGCTTTCATCCAACGGAAGCCCCAGCAGCAGATCCGGCTGTCCTTCTGTCAGCGCTGGTTGCCATAGGTAATGGTTGTTGTTGTCCATCAGCTTCGCGATCATCTTGACCGCCGATCGATGGAACAACCACCGTGCGCCGGATCGCGATCCGGTCGGCATCCGATACTGTGCTTTCAGACTGTACTTGTTTTCGTACAGCCCGTCGGCCGTGATCGCCGTCGTCGTGTTCCCGGTCGAGACATCGCGGGATGTGCTGATTCCGTCCGCACTCGCAGTAAACAAGCCCAGCGGCTGATTCGCGCCCGATCCAGTCAGGAACGCATCTTCCATCGCTTCCGCTGCATCGATTCCCATTTCGCTGATCACTTCCGATTCAGCGTCAGTTGATCGACGAAGCAGATCCATGCTGACCTTGATCAGCCCTGTCAGGTGCGTCGGTTCCAACACCTTTTTGCCGTAGGCAAGTGTGGAATCTTCCGCCGATACTGCAAGTTCAGACGACCATCCGAACGTCGCCGCGCGAGCGGTTCGCTTCCGGATCCCGAGCGTCCCGGCTTCCGTCACAGTATGAACGGTTGCATTTTGCCGAATGAACAGCAGATCGTCGACTTCTTTCAAGATCCCCGCTGCCAGCTGTTCGCTGACCAGCAGGAACCCCGCTTGCGTGTCGTTGTCCGATTGCAAAGCGTTTTTGTAAGTGTCGGACAGTCCGCCGAAGTTCCCGCCGCTTCGCAGGAACGCGTTGAACGCTGCGCGATAATCGTTTTGCCCGCGACCGCCGCAATCAATCTGGCTGTACCGCCCGACACCATTCCGGACGGATAGTTGCGCCGCTTTGTTCGCAGTGTTAGGATCGACGATCGCCTGACGGCTTCCAGTGCCTGCTGGATCTTCCAGCCCGTCCATGTGCGCTTTCAGCTCTGAAGCTTGCTTTGCCTTCCGGTCCTGCAAGTCCGCTTCGTTTTTGTGATCCATCGAATCCGCCAGCATCCGATCGAACTGATCCGATCGTTCTTGCGTCCATTCCGCCCCGTGTTCGGTGTGGAACGCTTGCGCGTCTTTCAGCTTCTTTGCGTGCTGTTCTCGGTTCTGTTTCGCCGTCAAGTCTTTCGCTGTGACTGTCATCGTATTTGACTCCGTGTGCGTGCGTAACACAAAATAAAAGCGGGTAGCGCAGACTGGAAAGGGATCGAAGACTTTCCGAGTCGTGCGCTGTCCCGCTATAGCGTTTCCAGGAAGCAGCTTGCCGCTTCGGCGCTCGATGATTCTGATTCTTAAAAGATCCGAATCCGTGTCAAGTGCTGATTTCTGCCAGTTTCAAGAGTGATTGTGCAGATCGCCACAGATTCGCCGACGCTTCGCCGTTTTTGTCGTCCGGATGTTTCGTCCGATTCGTCGCTTCGTCGTCAGCATTCAAGCCGGTTACTTCGTCGACGAAGCCGTGATCCAGCGCTTGCGATGCTGACAGCCATGATTCATCTGACATCAGTTCGGCGACGTCTTCGCGGTCCAACTGGTTGCGACGGGCGAAGGTGTCCAGGATCCGATCGCGGAACCCGTCCAGGA